GGAGCGTAAGTGTCTGAAGGCTCAGCGGCTGCCCGCCGCACAGAACGCCTTTCTGCGCCTACACGGTAACGTGTGGACAGAGCAGGAGGATCGGTTCATCGACCTCTCGCTCTGGGATGAGAACGCGGGGACGGTCAACGAGGCCGAACTCGCGGGCCTGGAGTGTTACGGCGGGCTTGACCTGTCGGCGGTTCAGGACCTGACGGCCTGGGTGCTCGTCTTTCCCTACGAGGATGACCCCGAAGAGGTAGACATCCTCTGCCGCTTCTGGTGCCCGGAGGCCCGACTCGCCGATCCCCACAACCGCTACCGGGCACAGTACCAGGCGTGGGCGCGGCTGGGCATCCTCCAGACGACGCCGGGCGCGCAGGTCGACTACGGCTTCATCAAGGCTCAGGTGCTGGCCGACGCCGCCAAGTTCCGCCTCATCGACATGGCCATCGACCGTCTCTTCCAGGGCTATCAGGTAGGAACCGACTTGCAGGAAGAGGGGGTCAAGGTCGTGGGCATGGGCCAGGGGTTCCTCTCGATGGCCGTTCCCATGCGTGAGTTCGAGCGGCGCCTCGTGGCGAAGAAACTCCACCACGGCGGCAACCCGCTCCTACGCTGGAACGCCGCGAATCTAAGCGTGAAACAGGACGCCGCCGGGAACCTGAAACCCGACAAATCTACATCGCAAGGGAAGATCGACGGCATCCCGGCTCTGCTAGGCGCCATCGACCGGGCCATGCGACATAGTGAAGTGCTCACCTGGGGGGTGCTGTGAATATAACAAAAATGTTATCCGCCCCCTTCCGCGCCGCCGGCGCTGGCGTCAAGTCGCTGACTGGATGGAGCCGCAGCCGTTCGTGGCTGTTCGGTTCCTGGGGCCTTAGACTCCCCCGCTCGACCTTCGATTACGGCGGGGAGGTTGGCGACGGCACCGGTTCTAGCATCGTCGTCGCCGTGGTCAACTGGATGGCCCGTACCTTCCCCGAGGCGCCGGTCATCGTTGTGGACGGGAAGCACCAGCTAGTCCCGGCCCACCCGATGCCAGAACTTCTTGAACGCCCCAACCCCTATCACTCCGGCGTGTTGCTCTGGATGGCAACCCTCGTTGATTGGGCTTGCGCCGGCAACGGCTACTGGCTGAAGGTGCGCTCCCAGGCCGACCGCCCGACAGAACTTTGGTGGGCGCCGTCCTGGACGATGGAGCCAAAGTGGTCTCCGGGCTATCCCGAAGACGGGAGCCCCTTCATCACCCACTACGAATACCGGCCAGGTGGCACTAGCTGGCAGAACATCGACCCGCGCGACGTGGTGCATTACCGCTACGGCCTCGACCCTGAGAACCCCCGCAAGGGCCTGTCGCCGCTCCGCTCCTTGCTACGCGAGATCTTCACCGACGATGAGGCGGCCAACTTTACCGCCTCGCTCATGAGGAACCTGGGCGTCCCTGGACTTATCATCTCTCCCGATTCACCGGGCGGCTATGCAGATAAAGAGGTAGCAGAAGAGGTCAAGCACGAGGCGGAGCGGAAGTTCACGGGCGACCAGCGCGGCGGAACGATGGTGATGCGCGCGCCCACGAAGGTGCAGATGCTTTCGTTCTCGCCCGACCAGATGAACCTCCGCGACCTGCGCCGCGTCCCTGAAGAGCGGGTGTCCGCTGTGTTCGGCGTGGCGGCTGTGGTGGCGGGCCTGGGCGCCGGCCTGGACCGCGCCACTTTCGCCAACTTCGCCGAGGCGCGCGAGGCGGCCTACGAAGGAAACATCATCCCGACGCAGCGCCTCATGGCCGCCGATTTGCGGAGCCAGCTTCTGCGCGATTTCACCGACGACCTGAGTCTGAATGTGGAGTTTGACTTGACCCGTGTACGCATCCTTCAGCCCGACATGGACAAGCTCTACGAGCGCGTGGGCAGGGCTATCCAGGGAGGATGGGGGACTGTGGGTGACGCTCGCCGGGCGGTGAGCCTGCACGCTGGCCCCGAGCACGAGGTCTACCTGCGGCCCCTTTACATGGTGGAGGTGCCAGTCAAGGGTGCCAAGGCCATCGGCCCTGTCGCCGTCAAGAGCGCGGGCGGTGCGGCCTTCAGCGGCGCGATAAACGCGGCGCGGGCTCGTTTGGCCCAGCGCTTCGAGTCCGAGGTGCGAGGGTTCTTCGAGGGCCAGGCCAAGCGCGTGCGTGGGCGGCTCGGGATGATGGTCAACCTGCGCTCCGGCAGCGGGGCGCGCACGAAGGCGAACATCACCGCGGCGGGCCTACTGCCTGCCGAGGAGGACACCCTGCTCGCCGCATCCCTAACGCCGCTGTGGACGGCGGGGGCAGAGGTCGGCTGGACTGTGGCGGCCGGGGCCTTCAGTTTGGCGGACGCCTTTGATCTGACCAACCCCCTCGTGGTGGCGGCGCTGGCAGCGGGTGTCTTCCGGGCACAGCGCATCAACGACGGCACGCGGGCGAGCATCGAGGCGGGCTTGGTGGCAGGCCAGGCGGCCGGCTATGACGCCCAGCAGATCGTCTTCGGCGTGGCGGATGACGGGTTCGCGGGCATCCTGGATCGCGTTGAGGCGGCCTACGAGAACCGCCCGGCCATCATCGCCGCCACCGAATCGACATGGGGAACGAACGGCGGGACCGTCGCCGCCTACCGACAGCACGGCTTTCAGCGGGGCATGATCGTAGACAACTCGGCGTGTGATATCTGTGCGGATCGCGACGGAGCAATCATCGATCTGGGCAGCGAGGTCAACCCCGCCCATAACCATTGCACGGTCACGGTGGTTCCGGCGTAGGAGGGAGAACATGGAAAAGAAACTTTACCGCGGCCTCATGGAGGTCAAGGCTGAAGGCGACCAGGGCCTCGTCCGGGCCGTCTTCGCCACCCTGAACGTGGAGGACTCGGACGGCGACATAACCGAACCCGGCGCCTTCGGCAACCAGAACGTCCGCCTCGGGGCCTGGGGCCACGCCTGGCAGCAGCTGCCCGTCGGGAAGGGCGTCATCAGCGAAGAGAGCGACAAGGCCATCTTCGACGGCTCCTTCTTCCTGGACACCGAGGCGGGGCAGCAGCACTTCCTCACCGTCAAGAACCTGGCCGAACTCCAGGAGTGGAGCTACGGCTTCCGAGTCCTGGAGTCGGAGGCCAGCGAGGTCAACGGACGGCGGGTGCGCCTGCTGAAGAAGCTCCAGGTTTTCGAGGTCAGCCCCGTGATGCAGGGTGCGGGCGTCGACACAATGACCGTCGGCATCAAGGGCGCCGACCTAACCTTTGCGGATCATGCCGAGCACGTGCTTGCTGACGTGCAGGCGTTCATCGAGCGCTCAGGATCGCTTGCTGACCTGCGCTCGAAGGAGGGCCGCGACCTGTCGGCGGCGAATCGCGAGAGGTTGTCCGAACTACACGATCTCCTGGGCGCGTGCGCCAAGGGCATCGAAGGGTTGCTGGACAGCACCGATCCGGAGAAGGGGCTCGCCCTCTTCGCCGAGTACCAGCGCAACCTCGCCCGCTTGCAGGGGGTGGCCGCCTAGCCAACCGAATAGCGTCAAGCCTTAGTAGGGCCGCCGAAGGGCGGCCCTTTCCATTGGAGGAAAACATGAAGACCCTGAAGCAACTGGTAGAGGAGTTGGCCGCCAAGCAGACTGAACTCGGGGCCATCTTCGCAGAGGCCGGCCCCGACATTGACCTCTCGAAGGTCAAGAGTCTGGACGGCGACACCGCAACCAAGGCCGCCGAGATCAAGCGCCGCAACGACGAGATGGCCGCCATCGGCGTGCAGATCGAAGAGGCCAGGACGCTCGAAGACGCTCGCAAGGCCAACGAAGAGCGCGGCAAGTTCCTCAACGACCCGGTGAACCGCCCGGCCCAGCCCGGAGACGGCGGCGGCGGCCACAAGGCCCCGAAGAGTCTGGGCGAGTTCGTCATTACCCACCCCGACTTCAAGGCAACACTGGGGCGCTCGGAGAAGCGCTTCAGCCTAGAGCACCCCGGCATCGACTTCAAGACGACCTTCATCACAACGGCTGGCTTCCCCCCGGAGACCTTCAGAACCGGCCGGATGGTAGAGGCCGTCATGCGCCCCATCGGAGTCCTGGACATCATTCCGTCCA